TGGAGATGGTAACCTTTTGGGTGGTATGGAGAAGATGAACGCAATATGGAACACACATTGCACTTTAGATACTGAAATGGATGATGATGATTTCTTTGATGTTTGGGTATATGAGGTAAATGCTTATAATGTGGTCTTTGAAGGAATGGGTAAATTATTTGCAGAAAAGGCTTGACATTGTTCTTAAAACAGTGTATAATGATAATATAATAGAGAAAGAGGTAAATTATGGGAAAAGTTAAAAACTATATGATGGACATTCAAGAGAATGTTTGGAATATTGACGGTCTTGAAACCAAGATTGGTGAGTGTGAACATATTGAAGAGGTTAACACCTTTGTTGTGGAAACATTGGGTTTAAAGACACACTTTGATATTGATATCGCAAAAGATGCCATTCTAGAGATGTGGAATGATTTCTGGGGTTATTACTAAAATAATCCTTGACTTTGTTCTAATAACAGTGTATAATGTAAATATAATTGAGAGGTAATACTATGGAAAATGTGAAAAAACTAAAATATATCGTTTATACCCAAATGAATAAAAGGGGTTTAAAGGGTGAGTTTGATAATGCAAAAGATGCTATCAAATGGGCGAAAGAGAACGTCTATATGTTCGACTACTTGAAAGAGAGAAAGGATACATGGGAAGTTCTGTTTGAAGAAAACTTGGTTTGGATTGATAAAGGAGAGGTAGTAGAATGTTAGAGTTTGAAAATAGTGATGCAGTAAATGTTAATATGAGTAGCTTACAAGGTAAGATAAAAACAACCTATGATAAGTTAGTCGAGGTTTTTGGAGAACCAACATTTACAGATGCAAGTCCTTATGAAAAGGTCAATGCACAGTGGACATTGGATATCAAAGTTCCTTTTGTAGATGAATACGGTGAAGACTTTAATTATGTTACAGCGACTATCTATAATTGGAAAGATGGATATAGCCCCACTGGAGAATATGATTGGCATATCGGTGGATTTGGATATAATGCTTTAGAAGCTGTTGAGAAAGTACTTGACTCTGCCTAAGAAATTTGGTAGTATAGACTAAATTAACGAGTAACAGAAAGTAAATTATGAAAGAAATATTATGGGTTGTTGGTGCAACAATCTTGATGTTATGGGTATTCAGTTCATTTATCCCAGATGCACATTCAAAAGAAGATTGTGAGTATGTCAAAATCGTTCAATATAAAGATGGTGATATAATCAATTCTAAAACTGAATATGCTTGTGATAGTAAACCAGAGATACTTATTCAATATGTGGAGAAAAAGAGTAAGGCAGAACAGATGGCAGAATTGTTCAAACCAATAAAACCATCTTCTAGTCCAGACCCAACACATTATTATGGGAATTATGCAGATGATAATCCAAAACTTATTGATGCATTGTTGTATGGGATATTTAACTAATGTTTAAATTTATTATGGGAATTGTGGTAGGAATAGTGTTGGTCACATACTATCCACAAATAACAACAACAACCACTAAAATGTTTGTAGATAGTGGTATTCGTGACCAAATTGTAAATCAACTTAACGAGGTGAAGAGTAATGATTAAAAATGTGATAATGGTAGGGGCCGTAGGGGCCTTACTTAGTGCTTGTGCATCAAATACAGGCACAATTGATACTGCAAAGAAACCAACACCCTTTGCAATAAAGAAAGCATATGAACATACTGCAAAAGTAGTAGAGGAACAAGTTGAACAAGTTCCCAAGTGGTATACTAATATGCCTGATGATAAAAATGCAATCTATTCTGTAGGTACTGCATTGTCACCAGAATTACAACTATCGTATGATATGGCAAACCTAAGAGCGAAAGCTATTCTTGCAGATAGGATTAATGGTAGGTTGAATCAAGTTACCAAATCATTTATGACAAAAGTAGGTTCTTCTGATTTAGATGCTTCTGTGATAAATGAGATTTCAACTGCAACAAAGAATATTGTTGCTGATGTTGATGTTGCTGGATATAAGGTAAAAGAATCAGCAATTGTTTCAAATGGTATGCAGTATCGTGTGTATGTTCTTCTAGAATATTCTGATGAAGAAGCACAGAAAATTCTTCTGAATCGTCTAAAGAGGGATAAGATGTTAATGTCTAAGATTAAAGCAAACAACGCTTTCAAAGAACTTGATAGTGATGTTAGTAAGATAAAAGAGTCTGAGACAGACAAACTAAATAAAATAATAGACGCTGGATAAGGAGAAGTATGAGATACAATAAATTCAACAAGAAGAACTTTCATAAGAAGGATAAATATCCTAGAGATGAAGGTATGACGGTAACGGTACGTCAGATTAAAGATAAAGATGGAAACTTAACATCTGACATAAATGGTGCAATGCGAGTTCTAAAGAAGAAACTAATGAAAGATGGTTTCTTCCAAGAACTAAGAGAACGTACTTACTTCACTAGTAAAGGTGAAAAGAAACGTAAAGCAAAAGCAGCAGGAAAAAGACGTTACCAGAAAAAAGTTGAAAAACAGAAAGCGGAGTTAGGCTATTGAGCGATAATGTCATTAAATTTCCAACGACATATAAAGGTAAAGATGCACCCAAGATTATTGATATGGATGCACATAGGGTTACTGAGGATTTAGACTTTTGCGATAATCTCGCAGAAGGTCTAATGATTAACCTTATACATAATGTGGGTGAAAATGGATTTGATATTAAGAAGGATAGGTTTATTGGTGATATAAGTTTTCTCAATGAAGTAGTTAAGAGTGCTCTTTATAGACAAATGGGGTTTGACCACCCTATGCAACACTTTATGGATTTGATTGTGAAAACTGAAACCAATGATGATAAGACTATAATGACTAGAATAAATTTGAACAAGATTGATGATATGCTTCCTCAATCGAAGGATGATGGTAACGGAGATGATATTAGTTGATATGAACCAAGTGACACTATCAAATTTGATGGTGCAGATTGGTGGACGAAAAGAAGTAGAACCAGACTTAGTAAGACACATGGTTCTGAATTCATTAAGAGGATATCGTAGAAAGTTCTCTGATGAGTATGGTGAACTTGTACTATGTTATGATGCTAAGAATAACTGGAGAAGGGAAATATTTCCTAACTACAAGTATAGCCGTAGAAAAGATAGAAAAGAATCTAAATTAGATTGGAATTCTATTTTCGATACTCTGCATTTAATTCGTGACGAATTAACAGAGTACTTCCCATATAAAGTATTGCAAGTAGAAACAGCAGAAGCAGATGATATTATTGCATCTGTCGTATTTCATGTTGCAAGAGAACCAAAGAATTACGAAAAGGTACTAATTCTTTCTGGAGACAAAGACTTTATTCAATTACAACAACACAATTTTGTAACTCAATATAGTCCAACCCAAAAGAAATTTCTTAACGGTGTAGACCCTACTACATATATTAAGACACATATACTTCAAGGTGATAGAAGTGATGGAGTACCAAACTTTTTATCACCAGATAGTACTTTCGTAGATGAGATTCGTCAAAGACCTATCTCAAAAAGAAAACTTGAAACTTGGATTGAACTTGAACCTAAAGATTTCTGTAATGAAGAGATGATGAGAAATTTTCATAGAAATAGAACTCTAATAGATTTAAATTATATTCCAGAGGAACTAGTAGATGAGTGTATACAATTATATGTAAACACACCTAATGGTGATAGAAGAAAACTACTAAATTACTTTATAAAGTATAAACTAAAAAACCTAATGGAGAATATTGGAGATTTCTAATGAATAGACCGTTGAAAACATATACACCACTTATGTCAGAAATTTTGACTAAAGTGAATAATGCAAAAACTAAAGATAAGAAAATTGCAGTTCTAAAAGAGAACGATAGTGAACCTCTTAGAATGCTAATCAAAGCATCTTTTGACCCAAAGATTGAATGGGTGTTGCCTGAAGGTGATACACCATACAAAGCAAATGAAGCGCCTGAGGGTACTGAACATACTTTACTTTCTCAAGAAGTAAAAAGAATATGGCACTTTATTAAAGGTGCAGATAGTCAAACACCTAGAATGAGAAAAGAAACTATGTTCATTCAGATGTTAGAAGGTTTGCATAAAGATGAAGCTACTGTTCTTTGTCATGTGAAAGATAAAACACTACATCAAAAATATAAAGGACTATCGGATAATGTTGTGAAAACAGCATTTGGTTGGACAGATGATTATTGGATGCCTAACGGTAATATTATTTGATTTGACTTGACTTTACGATATACTTCTGGTATATTAGTAAAATGATTCCAATATGGTCACCTCTCACTCTCTCTCAAAATGACCATTTGCGAATCACCCTTGGGGGTAGTGTAAAGCTACCCCCTCTTTTTATCGTTGCAAACCCTTGATTTATAAGGGAAAAAATAATACTTGACATTACTCCATTTTTAGTATAGAATGATAATATAATGAAAAAAGAGAGAAAAAAGACTATGAATTTTGTGAGTGCAAAAGGTGGTAAAAAGCATCAAAGAGATATTGCTATTACTACTGTACACCAAATGATAGCAGATTTACTTCCTAGATTTAGAACACTTGATATTGAAGTTGTTTTTAGAACATTCAGTAAAAAAGAAAATGCAGTTGGTTTCTGTGGAATGACAGATAATAACCGTACTTTTGAAATTGAGATTGATAGCAA